GGATGAGCAACACGAAGCTGGGGCTCGCGAACATGCTCGTGACCGCGCAGAATCCGGCGATCAATGCCACGGCCCACAACGACATTGGCGACGTGGCGCCTTACGTCGTTGCCAACCTGTTCCACTACGACCGTTATTCATGGTGGCGCACGCCGGATCTCGCGCTCGGAACGTACATCATGGATTTCAACATGGGCGGCGTCCCGCCGGTGAACGCGGCCGGGATCTTCTGCTTCGAGCTGATCAGCGGCGCCGCGCCATCGGTCGAGGTGTTCACGCAAGTCACGGCATACAGCTTCGGCGGAACGTGGACTTCGCAGGGAACGATCGCCAACCTCGCCACGCAGAAAGACGACTGGATCGAGTTCGGGTTGGTCGGCGCGTGTCACTCGATCCGCTTCACGTTCACGATAAGCGTTGGCACCTCGTCGTTCAGGATGGGCAACTTCTTCGCCGGCCAGCTAACGGATCTCGGCGGCATCTACTCGCGCGGCGGCAACCGCGAGCGGTTCCACAACCGCGTCGAGCGCCGGCTGCCGTCTGGCGTCCCTTCGATCACGCAACTCGGCGATCCCGGCGCGATCTATTCGTTCCCGTGGGCCGCCACGTCGCCGTCGCTGCGCGCCACGCTGGACGATATGTTCTCGAAGCAGCTTCAGCCGTATCCGATCATGCTCGTGGACGAGAAGCCGAGCGTCTGTCAGGCCATCTTGCGTGAGGGCAAGATCCGCGACGCGCTGGTGATCGGCACGACCTATGACATGGACTTCGAGCTAGAGCGGCTGCCGTGAGCAGCGCAGCGACAGCGGCGTTCCTTGCGGCATGGCGGCGGCTCACCGCCGCGCGCACCGCGCTCTGCAAGATCGACCTGACCACGCCGAGTGCAAAGACGCTTCGCTTCGCGACGACCGGCTGCGACACGCCGGATGGCTTCACGTGGCAGGAAGGGTTGATCTGCGATCCGATCCGCGAATCGATTTCCATGTTCGGCCCCGGCGTGACGCCGAGCGATGCCTCGATCTGGATCGCCAATCGCAAGGAGGCATCACAGGCAGCGGGGCAGACGATGGAGGATCTGCTCTCTGATTTCCTGTTCCAGAACGCCACGGTCACGCTCTACCTCTGGATCCGCGAGCGCGAGTTCGGGATCGCGCCAACGCTCGGGGCCAGCGATCTCTTTCAGGTGTTCAAGGGGCGCGTGTCGCGGCCCGCCGAGATCGGGCCGGATGGCTTCCGGCTGTTCATGCTTCAAGACATGTCGTGGAACAAGCAAGTGCCGCCGACCGTGGTGGACAAGGTGAGCTATCCCGATTCGCCTGACGGATCGCTGGGCCTGCCCATCCCGATCATCTACGGCGCGCACCTCGCGCAAGGGATGCGCTCGCCGTGGACCAGCGCGTTCACGAACAAGAGCAAGCAAGAGGACAGCGGCGCCGGCCGTGGCGTCGTGCCGCTCATCCTCGTCGATGCCGGCATCGGCGCAAGCTCGGTGAAGGTCGTGGCGGCATCGCACCTCTGCACGAAGATCCTCGATCGCGCCAACGGCATGTCGCCGTTCATGGTGGGCGAGAGCCTGCTGAACCCGATCGATACATCGGGCAGCGTGACCGAGACGCTGGGGGCCAGCGAGTCCTATCTCTCGATCGCCGACGAGAACGTGGTGGCACTGGCCGCCGCGATCCCGATCGACACGCGCGCGAGCGAGAGCAACGCGCTGAACCCGAAGCGCGCGATGGATCCGTTCGACGAGACGAGCTTCGCCACGCTCGACCAGAACACGACGCACGGCATCCTTCAACTCATCCTGCCCAACCTCGGCAACCTCGGCCGCATCGAGTCGGTGCAGTATTACGTCGCGTGGAGCGGCGACGCCGGCAATGGGAACAACCTGCGGATTCAGTCGCGCAATCCGGGCGTCGGCTTCGGCACCACGACGGCGAACTGGGCGGCGACGGCGACCACGCCGGCCGTGCAAGTGGGAACGTGGAACGCGGCCGACTGGACGCAGAATTGGGACTTCGGATCCGGCGGCACCGCGCATCCATGGGATCTACGTCTCGACTTCACGGGCGGCACCACGAACAAGGCGAAGATCTACTGGGCCGTGCTGGTCGTGAAGTACCGCCCCTCGCGCAGTCTCGTGACTCCGAGCGGCCGCACGGTGCTGAGCTACACCGTCGATCGTCGGAAGCTGCCGGGGCCGCTGAGCAATCCGTTTGCGCGGCCGCTGTGGGGGCCGACGTACTTCGATGTGCCGGCGCAGTTCAGGCTCGAAGGCCAGTTCTACGGCAACGTCAAGGGGTACGCCGACGATGGCAGCGGCACCTATACCGGCAGCGCGGGCTCGCTGATCGAGCGAGCGCCGGACGTTCTGCGCCACTTCCTCGTGACGTATGCCGGCGTGAGCGGCGGGAGCATCGAGACGGGAGCCGGCGCCACGGGCAGCTTCGTGGATCTGCGCGACAGCCTGCGCAACGCGCAGCCGACCGACTTCAAGCTCGCGGTGCACATCGGCGAGCGGATGACAGCCCAGCAGGCGCTCCAGAAGATCGCCGAGCAGGCCGGGGTCGCGCTCTACCTCGATCGCTTCACTGACAAGTGGCTGGCGTTCCCGTGGAAGCTGGGCGCCGCGTTCTCCTACGACTACGCGGTGCCGTGGGATTTCATGTCGGACTTCCGTGGCGACGAATCCTCGAGCGTGGACGTGCGGCACGCGATCCGCGTGAAGTACGGGTTCGACCACTTCAAGGGGACCACGCTCTACGAGGCGTTCTTGAACGCGGCTGCCAGCGGGCAGGGCCTGACGCAGCCGACGATCCGCGACCAGCGGCTCACGATCGATAGCTCGAACAACAAGGTGGACTGGACCGAAGGCGCTTCTACGCTGGCCGCCACGCTGTCGTCGAACACCTATACGCCGATCGATCTCGCATCCGAGCTTCGCTCCAAGGTGCGCGCGCAGGAGGGGCCGGACAACTCGTTCTTCGCCGGCTACGGCTTCGATATCAAGACCGGGTTCAACGACGCGTTCGACTTCCTGATCAGCGGCGTCTCAAAGACCGCCACGCTGCGCGCCGGGAAATACAGCGCCGAGGCCGCCGCGATCGAACTGGCGCGCGCGATGAACGCGGTGCCGTCGCTGAGCGGCCGCGTGTTCAGCGTCTCCTACAGCCACTCGACGAACAAGTTCACGGTCAGCGCCACGGGCGGCAACTTCCAAGTGGACTATCTCGGTGGCGCGCCGAACGTCGCCACCTCGGCGCTGCCGGTGTTCGGGTTCGTGGCGAGCGCGCTGCCCGGGGCTGCGACCAGCTTCACGTCGAACGTGGTGCGGTATGGCGATCGCTTCTGGTATGGCGACGGCGACGTGGGCGACACGAACATCTACAAGTGGAACACGGGCGCGAACGCCGCGACGAACTGCGCCGACGTGCTGGGCATCCTGCGCACGGCTGACGTGACCGTGACGATTGGGATCGCGCACGGCGATTTCATCAGGGGCGACCGCGAGCGTGACTCGAACACGTTTCAGGGCTACTACGATCCGAAGGAGGAAATGCAGATCACGGCCGAGTGGATCCGCGACGAGCTTTCGGCCGTCATGCTGCGCAACCGGCGGTTCGATCTCATGTCCACGCCGCGCGCCGGCTGCCGGTTCGCATCGGACTTCATGCCCGACGTGCGGCGCATGGACATTGTGCCGATCGACGCCAGCGTTGACGCCATGTCCCGGTTCCCGAAGTATGGTAGCGACGGCTCATGGGTCGGGAAGTCGGTGCTCGTGCTCGAAGTGGTGCAGAACCTCGGGCCGTCCGACTGGACCACCGAGATCATGGGCGTTCACATCGATTAGGAGGGCGTCATGGGGATCGTGAAGAAGTACCTGAACCTCGCGGTATCGGTGAACGGCGCGGCGCCGGTCACTCCCTCGGGTCCGTACACTATCGGCGCCGGCCTCGGCGCCGTCACGAACGGGATCCCGGTGAAGGGCGCGATCGGGATCGTGATTCGAGTCAAGGCA